TTTACTTAATTGTTTTCAGGTTCTTTTGATTTTTATCATTTGATTTCGATTGCAAAAGTAGGTTAGAATACCGCAATCTCACGCTAAATATCAGACAAATCTAGCAACAAAAGGGACAAATACCCGAAATATATCAAAGAAATTGGGAAAAGAAAGAAAAAAGACGCAGAAATCCAAGCCCCCAACTAACACAAGTTCATCAAAAGAGAAATACCACCAGGACACCTTCGTTTTCCGTTGGAACACCAATCGGCCAATCATAAGGCATTTGGCAAGATCGGCCAGAAAGGGCAAAAGCCTTTTAGACACCAAAAAGCCGAACCTCTTAGAAGAAGTTCGGCTTTTCAAGTGGTACCACCAGGAATCGAACCGGGGACACAAGGATTTTCAGTCCTTTGCTCTACCAACTGAGCTATGGCACCATACTCTTACAGATGATTTCTCATTTGCGGGTGCAAAGGTACAACAATTATTTGGTTCCACCAAATTTTTAAGTGAAAAACTTTTCAAAAAAGATAAAAAAGTGCTTTTTTATTTGGTTTTATGAAGAATTTGGTGTACCTTTGCATCGTCTTTGTGCTCATAAGTACCAAAAAACGGGATTTAGCGCAGTTGGTAGCGCACGTCGTTCGGGACGATGAGGTCGCTGGTTCGAGTCCAGTAATCCCGACGAAATGTCGTCAGATGTACCATAAACACTGAGGATTTGCCTCAGTCGGGCAAAAATGGTCGGTACAATGTCGGTATCTCTCCTATATACATTATTAATAATAGGCTGTATCTGAGAAAAATTAAAGATATGGCTAAAAAAAATTATGCTCCAAATTCGAATGACACAGTACTTAGTAGTGTCATTGGCTGGAAACCTCCAGTTTTTCATCAAAGATCAGAATGTTATATCTCCTTCATGGCGTTTGATCCAGGGATCAACCGCATGAGGAAGAAAAAAATTATGCTTGACCATATCAAGGGCAAGCGGAACCAACGTGTCTATGCCGATCAGATTATGAAGAATCTCACCGAGAAACTTATGGCAGGCTGGAATCCTTGGATTGAGTCTCTGCAGCCTCTGGAATATACGAAGTGGGAAGACGTTCTCGAGAGATATAAGGCTTATCTAACAAAAATGTGCAATGAGGGAAGTATGCGTGAGGAGACTTTTGTTGACTACAGCAGCCGTGTACGGATCTTGGAAAGATGGAAGAAAGAAAAAAACATAACTCTCAATTTTTCTTATCAATGGGACAAAAGTAATGTGAGCAAGTTCCTGGACTACATTTTCATCGACAGGAACAATACTGTACTGACCCGCAATAACTATCTTGCTTGGACTAAGAGTTTCTCTGCTTATCTGTTAGCTCGAGGGTATATACCTAAGAACCCTACAGAAGGCCTGGAACGTATCAAGAACAGGCAGAAGAAAAGCAGAGATGTCATACCTGACTGCACCATGCAGCTCATCAGAGATTATCTGATGGAGCACAACAGGCACTATCTGCTGGCGTGTGAAATTATCCACTACCTCTTCATCCGCCCTCGAGAGATGTCATATCTCAGAATCTGCGATATCCACGTTAAGACTCAGACAATCAGTCTGCATGGCGAGAACACTAAGAACGGCAATGATGCCGTGATCACCTTGCCGACCCATGTCATCAAGCTGATGATGGAACTCAACATCTTCTCTCACCCAGGGCAGGACTACCTCTTCTCTGACGGGTTCTGCCCAGGACCTGAAAGAAAGAACGAGAAAATGTTCAGAGACTACTGGACTCGAGTTCTGAGAAAGGAGCTGAAGCTCTCTCCCCGCATCAAGTTTTATAGCTTGAAGGACACAGGCATCACCAATATGCTGCGGGCCAATGCCGACGTCTTATCGGTCAGAGACCAGGCGAGACACTCATCAATCCTCATCACAGACATCTATACGCCTAAGGATATACAGAAGGCGAATGAGTATATCAAGAACTATCAGGGAATCCTATAATATAATAAGGTGGAGAGCAGTTTGCTCCCCACCTTATTATATATATTATGATTGCATGTAAAAATAGCCTGTGTAAACTGGCTCGATGGCATCGTCCTTGACTTCCATCTCTATTTTCTCGCATACAAATCTCTTGTTGCGGATGATGTATATCTTGGATGGATCCGGTATGTCATCAGACTTGAACTTGACCTCTATGCAGTTTTTATTGTCTATATGGAAAGCCTTGCTATGGAACTCTGCTAATGATACTGCACCATTGGCTACTGAATTCAGGGATAGCGAAAAATTATTGCCGGCAGTCACTAATATACCCTCATAAGTATAATCACTGTTAATGCGATAATCTGTGATGAACATTGGCCATCTTGATTTTTCACCTACCCATGAAATCCTGCCGTATGGCACGTTAAATGCCTGCACTTTGCCTGGCAGTATGAAAAAGACACTCATGACCTCCTCTTCAGCTTCGCTGTCATCCATGCTTGACTCATCATCTATGGCATCCTGTACGGATGTGTAGCTATATCCGTCATCATCAACATCGCACTCCTTGGAATCCGCTTCCTTGTCATTAGGTATTGACAGCAGGCAACGCTTCTCGTAGTAATTATCTTCTAGTAATCCTGTTCTGAAATTGATATCTTCTACAACTTGTGCTGCAGGAGAAATGCTCAGATCGACATATTCATCAGAAGAACTGTCCCTGATTAACGGTGACCATACACCTGCCATCTGCCATGTTTTCGTACCATCCTCATTCTCTACATATATGTAGTAACTTCTGAGGTACTCAATGATAGTCTGCCGTTTTTTCTTCTCAGACCATCCCATGGTAGTCAGAGAAAACTGATCGAGCACGCCGAAATAATCGACACTCTGAACGATATTGAAGTTGTCAAAAACCTTCTTTGGTATGCTCTCATAGTTCCCTCTATTGGCTGAACCATCCATTTTGTACTCCAGGTTCGCAGTTGCAGAAGTGCTGAAAGAACCGTCTTCGTCATAGTCTGCCGAATATTCATCCAGCGGTTCTATCTCAATAGAATCTGCAGAACTCAACTCTGAGGAACTGATGACGCTGCAGGTCTTCTGGACTTCATCGAAGTAGATGGAGGCATTGAAGAGTTTCCGGAATTCCTCAATAAATGTATAGCTTGTCCAATGAGGTAGCGCCCTTCTAATCTCGCGAGTCTTGTAGGCAGAAGCTATATAAAGCTGGTTCCATGGCTTGCAGTCAAAATCGTTGCGCTTGATAGTATATCCTTCGTATTCTACTACTTTACGAAAGATATACATCAGGTTGGGCTGAACAGCTAGGTTAGAGATAAATGGTGCATTGTAGCCAATAAATTGTTTCGTTTTATCTACTCCAACAAAATTTGCAATCATATCATTTGTTTCGTCCCGTACAGGTACGAAGCACCATTTTCCTTCCACTCCCAGGAACTTCGTCTTATCTTCATCTAATCTGTAAATTTCAGTTATTCTGTCCTTGAACTTCTGTGACCAGCCCTTACCAACATCATATCCCGGCTTATCTGCTGTACCAAACTGAATTTCGTCTATGTAGTGCTTCTCCATGCGGTCGTTGAACTTGATGCGTGATTTGCCTCCGACTATCTGCAGTTTGATTTCTTTCTCATTCACGGAGAGTATGGTACCAACACCGCTCATGATGAGCTGGCTGTTACAGTACAGCTTGCAGTCATCGTATTTGGCGATATTCTTCTTGACTTCCAAGCGTGAGACATTCTTGAATATGACACGGTTCTCCAGGATATTCATGGGGAAGGTGATGTCATAGGTGTACTCACCATCATCGGTGACATACTGGTTGGCGTATGTCACCTTGATTGATGATGTAGAAATGGGATAGGCCTTATGGCCATTGATGATGCATGTTATCATATTCCACTACTTATTGTTTAAAATGCGCTGATAATCCTGCAGTCTGCGGTGCAGACCTCTACGTCCAGATATCGGAACTTCAACCTCAATGCCATCGTCAAGAGTCTGTGTCAGACGGCTGACGGCTGCATTGACACCATCGAGGGACTGGCGTACCTCGGTGTTATCATTGTTGACATTGACAACAGGAGCCACCACGGTACTACTTCCCTGTCCCAGAGAACGTGTGATATCATCAGCGGTCAGCGAGCCAACTGTATTAGAGCGCTGTGCCCTATCGATGAGGTCAAGAGCTGGACGGATGGATGAGTTGTTGACGGCATTGTGATTAGCCACGAACTCGCCTTCATGTACGACTCCTGCTTCCTTTCGGTAGCGGTTGCCACCGGTGTAACCACCCTCGTAGTAACCTGCAGCCTCTGCCTGGTGCTGCTTCTTGATAGCAGCAAGCTGTATCATACCTGCAGCTGTGGCCATACCTGCTGCAATAGGAGCTAATGTCCAACCTATTGTTGGTATAGCTGCAGCAGATGCATAGGCATTGATAGCAGACATTGCTGTAGATGCTATCGCCTGCGCAATTTCTATCTTCATGGCTTTTTTGTTAGCCTTGGACTTCGCTGCGGCCAGTTCCTTGTCTCTCTTCTCCTCCAACTTTTTCTTTTTCTTCGAGTTGTTGCCAGCTGCAGCAATCTGCTTTTCGTAGTTCTTGGAGATTTTCGCCTGCTCGAGGTCAGAGCATGCCTGAGCATATGACGATGACGCAGATAGAATACCGTTGATACCATTGTAAACAACAGCTGTCTTTTCAACCAGGTCATTGAGGTAATCAGAGGTGACCTGCGCTTTCGCCTGCATGTATGCAGCATGGTTCTGCTTGTCATTGCCATATAATTCCTTCAACTTCTCCATGGTGTTCTGATAGTTCTCAACTTGTGAAGAGAAGTAGCCACCCAGAGTTGCATTGCTGGTCGTCTGGGACTCACCTGCAGCAGCCCTGGCACTGTTGACCATCTCTGTTGACTTATCATTAATCTTCAGTTGAGCGCTACCTGCTCCATGGTCAGCAGCATCTATCTGCGCTCTCTGGGCAGCAAACTGCTTGGTTATCTCTAACTTCATCTGCTGATATTCCTCCTCCTTGATCAATCCATTCCTGTAGAGATTGTCAAGGCCATTGAGGTACATAGTTTCCTGTGCCTGCAGGTCTTGCTTACCGAACTGCTGACGCAACTCCTTCAGCTGGTTCTGGTATGTCTCCTGCATCTGCAGCTGGTGGTCGAGCTCAGCCTGTTCCATCTCAGCCTTCAGATCCAGCCACTCCTCGCTGCCCTCTCTGTCTTTGTAGAGTGCAAGACGTTTTTTCATGGCTTCGACATCATTCTTATATAGGGCTTCATTGAGAGCGGTATCATTCTGATAGATAGCTGAACTGGCATCATTGTACTGAGCTTTGATGCTAGCCTCCTTCTGGAGGCGTTCACGCTCAATGGTCTGCTCATTCATCTTCTGAATGGCAGCATCATGCTGCTTGACAACATTGACCTGGTTGTCAAGTAACTGCTTGTACTCATTACTCTCAGCACCATACAACTGTTTCAGCTTGGCAAAGCCCTTGATCTGTATGTTTTGACGGTCATCGATGAACTGCTGATAGGTTTTCTTACCTTCTGCATAGGCTTTGGCGTTGTCTGCCATCAGTTCGTTGGTCTCAGCCTTGATGCTATCGGCTGCCTGCTTCTGCTTGCGTTTGGCTTCAGCCTGGCGCTTACGTGCCTCGGCTGCAGCTGCCTTCTCTGCCTTGACACGAGCCTTGCGCTCTTTTTCTGAAACCTGATGAGTGACGGCTGTACTCTGCTTCTTAATGATTGTACCATCATTGCCCTTGCCATTGTAGCCATTGTTGCGCCATGGTTCCGGATCGCTCACTTCGAAATGCTGTGACTCTAACTCGTTGATTTTATCAAGGAGACGCTTCTGATACTGTTTTTCCTTGTCAATCTCTCTCTCCAAATCCTTTTGAAAATGTGGATTGCTTGCCGCAACCTTTTTCGAAGGGAAAGGATTGAAGGAATCTAATACTCCCTGTAAAAATCCAGGTTTATAATTTCTTCCCTCTTCTAGCCAATCCTCTAGATCAGCACTCTTTTCTATAGACTCAGCTAACTTTTTCTGTAGGCCATCGATGATAATCTTCTTTTTCATTACATCAATGTAAGCCTCAATCTGCCTTGTAGCGTTGCCTGTGCGCACTGCTTCCTCGGTGATGTTACCGAGGTGCTCACGCATCAGCTTGCCGTTGAGTTCCTCAAGGGCTGCCTTGCGGTCAGACTCTGCACTGGTGTTTGACTGGATAGCAGAAACGAGGCGCATGATGGATGCCTCCTCTTCTGCTGCCTGCTTGTTGGCATCTGTCACGGCATCATTGTAGTCACGCTGAGCCTGCTCAGCTGTGCTCGTCTCTTCAGAGAGTGTGACGATTGCGGCTGTCAGTCCGGCAACAACAGCAATCACGGCAGTGATCGGGTTGGCCAACAACACTTTGTTCCACAACATCTGCGCAGCAGTGGTCAGTTTTATTTCACGTGTCAACGCCATCTGAACGATTGCCATGGTCTTGAGAGCAGATGTCTTAAGACCCACAAGGACGAGATGCGCCTTTTCGCGCAGAATCATGATGTTGAGCCATGCCATTTGCGCCTTCTCTGCTATCAACTTTGCCTTAGATACTGCAGTATAGGTGACGATGGCGGCTGTCAGCACAATTAATATGCGCCAATAATCCTTGACGAAATCAACGAGTGTGGAGAGTGCCCGAACTCCGAGACTAGCTGCAGATATGCAATATCGTGCTGCAGGATAGAGTTTCTGGCCCAATTCGATGGACAGATCCAGGAACTTCTTGCTCGTCTTGTCAAGTTGAGCCTGTACACTCTCGTTCTGTGTCTCGAACTCATTGAGGACGGATTTTCCTTCGGAATAGGCTTCGTTTGCCAGGTTCTGGGCAGTCTTGATGTCATCGAGTTTATCTGCGAGGACGGTTAGGACACCAGTAGCCCTGGATCCATCCATCTTCATTTCTTCGAACATTGGTGCAAGGTCGGCAAAACCGCCCTTGGCTCGCATGGCTGCCAGGAACTGGAGAAGTGCGCCGTTGGCGTCCTCCTTTAACGTCTTTGCGAATTCCTTGACATTGAGACCTGCAATCTGAGCAAATTTTGCGGAGTCCTGGAACATCTTGGCCAGAAGGTTCTGCACAGCTGTTGCCGCCGTCTCATCCTGCTGCATGTTCTGGTCAAGGACAGAAGCGAGACCCATGATCTGTGCCTGCGTGAAGCCTGCCTGCTTGCCGACACCTGCCACACGGGCGGTGAAATCAACAAGATAACCGGCAGAGGCAGAGGAATTCTGAGCCAGTTCATTGACTGCAGAACCTGTCGCCAACATGGCACCTCGCAGACCTTTGGTCTTGTCTTCGCCGAACATCTGGGCGAGCTTGCCGATTTGGGAGACTGCCTTGTCTCCGAGGTCATCACCGAGGGCGACATTGATTTTATCGGCACCATCGACGAACTCCTCAACTGCAGCAGTCGATGTGATGCCGAGTCTGCCGGCATCTTCGGCTAGTTGGTTGAGTTTCTGGCGAGGTGTGCGGGTATCCATCTTCTTGAAGTCTTCGTTCATACGCTCGACTTCCTCGGCTGCCTGCCCAGTGTACTTGCGGACGTTGGTCATTTCATCATCCATTTTGGCATACTCCTCCACACACTTCTTGACTGTGAAGGTGATGCCGGAGATGGCAGCGACGGCTCCCAGGGCGATGCCCTGCATGCGGTTGAACCAGTCAGCCGAGCGTTTGATCCAGGACTCCTGGGCAACGCCCTCGGCTCTGACTGCCTGCAGTTCTGCCTTCAGCTGCTTCGCCTTCAGCTCCATCTGCTTGAACTGCTCGGTACCACGCTGCATGCCCTGCATCTGTTGGTTGAGAGCCTTGATGGAGTACTCCAGGTCACGGATGGAGGAGGTCTTGAGGTTTGACATGGTGTTGTTGACCAGCTGCATCTGACGCTTGGTCTCCTTGATGTCCACATTGGTGCTGTCTATCTCCTTGTCATACTTCTGCATGAGGGTGACCACCTTCTGCTCGCTCTGTCGGATGCGTTCCAGCTCTGCCTCGACCAGCTTCAGCTGCGAAGCTCTGGAGGCGTACATGGTAGATGTCGGGTCGTAGTCAGCCATCTGACTACGTAGCTTGGAAGCTGTGAAGTTGAGGTCATTGAGTGAAGCATGTTTCAGGTTTGACACCGTTGCGGTCATGCGTCTCGCTTCCTCATCAGCCTTGCGTGTCGCGCCCTTCAGGGCAAGCATCTGCTCCTTAACCTTGGAGAGTTGAGCGTCCAATTTTGCAAAGTCTGAAGGGTCAGATGCTGCCTTCATCTGCCCCTTCAGATGTCTAGCTGCCTTCTCCAGCTGTCCGAGGCTTGCACTTGACAGATTGTCGAGTGTCTCCTTGACGCTCATGGTTGAATTTTTGAATTGCTTCATCTCTCGCTCTGCGGCCTTAAGATCCTTGGCGAGGGATGCGCCTAAACGGGAATCGCCCGCCGAGAAGGCATCTTGTTTTGCCTTCTTCAGACGAGCGACCTTATCTTCAAGCTCTTTGAGGCGGTTCTTCGCCTCCTCTGAATTTAGCTTGATGACTGTAGTATATACTTCTTGTCTTGCCATTAGCGGTTGACCTGTATATAGTTGTTATATAAGATAGTGGAGTTGGGATTGAAATTGATCATCTTGATATTGTAGCCATCGGTTCCCCACTTCCACCATAGAAATCGATGTTTGTAATTGCGAGTTACAAGGCATTGCAAGCTGTCTCGCGCTCTATATGTAAGGATGGAGTCTGCAGTGTTGAGCTGAACGCTCAACCACTTGTCGCTATACTTGTATAGCGAATTCTCACGAAGCGTCTTGACAGAGCCTTCGGTGACTACCGATGTGCGCTGATCCGCCATTATCTGGCTGACCTTGATGTTGAGATCTTTCAGCATATTTCTGTCTGCTGCAAACTCCTTGTACTCATCAGGAGGCATCATGATGACCTTCTGCGTCACGACCTTGACTGAGTCACGGATGGTGTCACGCTCAGCTGGAGCATACTGCAGCTGAAGTTTGTTGAGCTGTTCTCGCAGGTTCTGCTCCGCTCGCTGCTTTTTATACTCGTAGTAACAGTCTTTGACTATGCAGGTCACCATCAGAAATACGAGGATGAACCCTAAATTTTTATTAAATCTACTCATCAGCTCAATCTCTTAAATGTCTGCGTATTCCGGAATAGCGTCGAAGCATGGGCATTCCTTGATGCGCTCCCATGGATCGACCACTCCATTGTGGTTCTTGTCAGGCGAAATGTCACGATGTCCCATGATCTTGGCATCAGGGTAGCGGCTTCTCAATTCCTTGAGCAACTCACGCAAACCTAGTTTCTGTGCCTCTGTGCGGTTGTCGATAGCCTTGCCAGTGCGGGATATTCCGCCCATGTATGCCACGTTGACGGAATCGTAATTGTGCCCCTTGACTCCGTTGGACGGCAGGTCTTCTGTCATAAGCTGCGTGCGCTTGCCGTCAGCGGTCACTACCCAATGGTAACCTGGATAATGCCAGCCTTTGTCTCTGAACTCCTTGAGCAAGGCATCGACAGTCCATGACTGTCGGCTTGCTGTACAATGAACGAAAATTTTCTTAATCTTGCGTGCCATTTTTATTATTGAAATATTTATTGATAATGTCTTTAACTCTGGTGTCAAAAGTCAGTGCGAAACCAAAGACGGTTGCCACGTAAACCAGACTCTGCCCAAAGTACCACAAGACGTTAGACGTGACGTCGTGGGACATAAAAAAGCTGATGTACACGAGCACTATGCCAGCAAGCAGAACTATGCCAGCAGAGCTGTAGTGTATCCAATCCTTGGTATTTCTCTGCATATCTGTACCTGATTTTATCTGGCACAAAGGTACATATAATATAAGAAATATAAAAATACGGCAGGAAGAACGATTTTCCTCCTGCCGTATCTGATAACTATGAGATATCCCGGTCGAGTAACTCTCTGGCCATCTGCTTAGCCTGCTCTCGCCACTCCTGGAATACCTGGTACTCTGTCTCGTGCTCCTTGTTTCCATCACCATGGTTGCACAGGATGGCTTCGACATCGCCTTGGCTGTACTTAGTACGAACCAGACCATTCACGAACTCGCGATAGCTTGCCGACTCAGCCTCAATTTTAGTGGAGCCGTCAATCTCTGTCCCTTCATAGCTGTAGGCTGTCACTGTCTTACTATCGCCATCAGACTCCGACATGGTGGTGTCTGGGTGATAGTTTTCTACTTTCTGCTCACTCAGGAACAGAAGAAAATGCTTGCTGTCATATCTCAAGTATGACATGCGGCAAAGATAAAATTTCTTGTGCATCTAGATAAACTTATAAAATTTCTTTCCAAACTTGTTGGTGAGTTCCGCTGCAACGGTGTAGAAGCCCTTTTCCAGCAGTTCCCACTCCTTGCGTGCCTGGTCAACCAGAATATCTGAGCCAGTAAAGAGCCACCACGACTCAGGTTGCCAAACCGGCTCCTCAATCTCATCGCCATGTTCATCGAGTTGTCCTGTCTTCCGGACGTGATCGATGAAACGGAAGCGGATGGCGAGGCGGTCCTTGGGCACCTTCTTGGTGACCATGTGCTTGACGCCCTGGTCGTCAATCTCTTCAACCTGCTCCATCTTGAAATCGACCCTCGACTTATCAATCTTGTAATCCTCTATGAGGATGAGGAACTTGTCATAGTCCTCAATGTTGTGGCACAGGATGTCGCCTGGATGCTTCTTCTGTGCCATGCTCATGCCCTCGAAGGGAACCTCTCCCTTGCGGGCTTTCACAATCTGACCATATTTTTTCATACCGATTTTATTTAATAAGTTTTTTGTGTCTGCGTGTTTGGCAAGACCTAGCCTGGAGGCAGCCTTGCGCCGGATCTGTTCATCGTTAAGTCCACGTTTGCGCAATCTTGCCACCTGGGCACAGAGTGCCTGCTTGGTGCGCTTGCGCAAAAGGGCATGGTCGGCAAAGATCTTCTGTCCACAGAAGTCTATGCCGTCACATGTACGATGAATATTCCAACTTTTATTGATGCTCAGCTTCCAGTCTCTTGCCAAGACCATGACTGCAAGCTCCGCCATGAGGCGTAAGAAGACCTTATCTTCATGCATGATGAAGATATTGTCCATGAATCTATAATAATGTTTGAGTCCTTCGCGGCAAAAACGGTCGAAGCGCTCATTGAGGGATTTTACCCCCCCACATTTAATACTCTTGCCTGCTGCTCCGAGCGGCATGTGAGGAGCATGTCCGTGACGTAGCGAGCCTGCCAGTAGCCATGTTTTTCAGGATCTTGGAGTATATCAAAACACCGCATGGCGAGATAGTCAAACCTCGCCAGAAACAGTTGTCCCAAAAGTTGTGTGAGCTTGACACCCAGCACTATGCCGTTGGCATAGCTGTCAACGACCTCGTCAATGAAAGCAAGCAGCTTGCGGTCCTTGATATACAACCTATACTCTCTCTTGAGCAAATTGTGCTCAACATTCTGGAAATAATGGTGTATATCCATTGGCAAGCAATAGAATGTTTCTTGCTGTGGCGAGGTAAAGATGTCCTGCTTGATAATCTTGTAGAAGAAATGCGTGCCACGCCCCTTGGTACCAGCTGGACTGTTGTAAGGAATCTTGGCTCTCAGCTTATCTTCACTGGTGTGCATGGCTGCATGCTGAATGACATGATCGCTAACAGGCAACTTGTTGACTACGCGGTGTTTGGGCTGCTCAATCAGCTTTGCCTCATAGTCTGAAGTATGCCATGTCTGATGGGTATAGGCATTTAGCAGGGCTTGAAGATTTGCCTCAAACTCTGCTTCGAACGCTTGTACAGATAGACGGGACTTCTTGTGCCGGGAAAAATCAAAGAATGCTTCACGAAAATTTTGCAAAGTCTCAACCGCCTGTGAAATGTTACCTAACCTCTTCACTTGCTTTTATAATTTTATGTATATAAAAAAAGGTCGGTGTCTGTTGAATGTCGGTGTCTATTAAAATGTCGGTGTCGATTTCTGTTGTCTGCTTTTTGATGTCCTAACTTTCGACCGGATGACCCATTGTCATCATCTACTTGCTATTCTGCTAAAGTGTATGTTTTGCCATGAGGCAAGGCCTGACTCCCGAAATCTCTGCAGCTAAGCAAACTAACCTGCAGTATCTTGTTAAGTTGAGGGCCGCACCGTAGTTCACATTGGAATCCGAGACAGCATTGTTCACGTTGAGCGTCGAAAGACCGCATTGACCACCATTGTTAGCGTTGCCACCACGAAGACACAGGCGAAAACCGGCGCAGGAATCACAGCCTGGTTTAATACCGCCTGCAAAGGTACTGAAAAAAATCGGAATGAAAGAATGTCAAAGAGCGAAATTTCTAAAAAAATCGACCGCCCAAGGGCGGTAAGGTTTGCTCGCTACGCTCGCAGGGTGCTCAGGATTACCCTTGGTTCCGCTGGGAAACCTTGGCCAATCCTGCACACTCCAGCTCACATCAGCACACCTCTGTCCACTCTAGGCCGCCTCGTAATACACTGGTTCCAATGACCACTCGGATGCTGCTTCGCAGAGGGCCGCACCGTAGTCCACACGGGAATCCGAGACAGCATTGCGCACGCCGAGCGTCGAAAGACCGCATTGACCACCATTGTTAGCGCTGCCACCACGAAGACACAGGCGAAAACCGGATGTCGCTCCACTATTGTTCCAGAAGTAGCTAGTCCAATAGGTCGACTCGGTACCACCTTTTTTGGTCGGGAAGTTTTCGAGGTGCTCCATGCACAGATCCTGGATATAGCCTTCGCCTTTAGTCTCCGACTTGCTGTAGGCAATCATGCCTTCAGCTTTGCCTATTGTCCAGGTACCATAGATGGATGGAGCAACGAGGTGTACAACCGATGTATCCTCGTTGCACTGCACCTGCTCATCATCCATCATACGCCAGAGGTTACCGAAACCATTCTTGTATCCGAAGAAACTAGGAATCTTGGCAGTATAGACTACAGTACCATCATCCTTCTTGACCTCGTAGCTTGAAACACCGCAGGAGTCTCCGAGTTCGATGCCGACAGACATCGGGATGACCGGACGCCAGCCGTTGTATCCACCCCAGTCTGGCATCTGTGTCACGCCAGTGCCTAGACCACCTTGGAACAGACCATTTTCATCTTTAGCAGAATTGACAGCAGCCTGGTCGTAATGAGTACCGAAGATGACACCGAACAGTACTGCGATAGCCGCTGTATGGCGCATCGTTGTACAGAGCCAGCCTGTACCATTTTTGCGCGCTGCAGCTCGGAAGTACTCAGTAGTCTGCTGAGTTGCCGGTTTGCCAAGCATAGTGCGGTTCGTATTGTCGAGAGTCGCATCATTGTTTCCGCCTCGATAGTCAGCACCATCGTTGATGTAGCTGACGAGCTTGCCAGTACTGCGCTCGAGTGTCGCAAATCCTGCTGCAGAGATGCTGGCAATCGGAATCTTGTAGTTGAACTCTCCCTGAATAGGCCAAGGGCTAATCATCTCATAGTGTAGTCTGCCTACGGTCTTGATTACCAGGTACCACTCCTTGCCCCAACCCCACTGATAGTGTCCTTCGGAACCATCAAGCTTTGCCGCCTCGCCAGTCGCATACTTGTGATGATCCTTGGCATCAAGCTTGCGACGAGTATGGTCATTCTTGACCAGATAGCCGCCAAGTCCGAGTTCCTGGTGTAAGTTCTGCAGGAGCTCGAGGGAGCCTACATATGCAGCGGCCTTAGGCGTAGCGTTGTCGAGGTTCCACACTCGACCGCACCATGGATGCTGACCGAGCTGCACCGCATTCTTGATAGTCATCTGCTCAGACTTACCCGACTTCTTGTCGAAGACCTCAATAATTTTGTCGGTTGCAGACATGTCTGACTGAGGCAGGTCATCGACCTGCTGAGCATTGTCGAAGGCTGCGATGATAGCCTTCAGCTTCGTCTCTTCATTCTCTGTAAATGCCATATTACATTATATTTAATCGATTAAACAATTCGGATTTTATTGCCGTTTTTGCGAATTTTGCCTGTTGCAGAGAGTCGCATATATGGTTGTCTGACGTTGATTGTCACCTCCTGCCATAGCGGTGTGTTGGCAGGAGGAATCACCCAGAACTTGGTCTTGCCTGTACCCTTGACGGTCAGATTACCGGAAGGGTCAGACATAACGGAATCACCCTCTACTCTCTGATAGAGGACGCTCTGCGGCAAGTATGCCGGCAGGATGCTCGCCTCAATCTTCTGCTTCTGCTTGTTGCGGATGCTGATCTCAGTCTGATAGCTGAGATTCATGCGAGAAGGAGCGATGAAACCAGTTGCAATCTGACCTGCGAGACTGTTCATTTCAGCGATTTTTTCGTCTGCTCTCGTCGCAGCCTCCGTTGCAAGCTGCGCCTTCTCCTCTGCAGCTGTAGCCTGCTGCTGTGCTTCTGCTGCCTGAGCGGTTGCAGAAGCAGCTGCAGTATTGGCAAGATTCGCAGCCTTGTTGGCATCATCGGCTGCACTCTTGGCCTTAGTTGCCGCAGTCTTGTCTAGCCAGAGGCGCCAGGAGTCGCTGGTGTCTGAAGGCTCAGCTGTATTGCCATCGATGAGAGATGCGTACACACCGTTTGCAGTATGTACGATGTCATTGGCATCGTAGCCCAGAATGGTCTCTCCCTCGAACTCGAAGGAATAGCCTTTGACCCACGCTCCCTTGTCAGTGAAGGCAACATTGCCCACCACAATGATATTCGTATTATCTGCCATTATACCTTGATAACTAATTTATTTCTACGTTTGACAACGTGCTCAGAAACATTTGAGCCGTAGTCGATCATCAACAACTTGTTCCTGGACTGCCGGAAGGTTGGGTACATCGCACCACCTCTTGCGATGATACCGGTATCTTCGTAGGCGTGAGACTGCAGATTCCACCTCCACCAGTTGCCGTTATCTCCCATTTTAGTAGGATGCTCGTTGAGCTCCTTGGCGAGGTCTGTCTGCGTCTTAGAGCTCTCGATGGCGGTAGAAGTATTTGTCTCTCGCAGATGCTCTGCAGTTTCTCTCCTCTTCTCTGCACCAACTCTGCCCTGCTCTGCGACAACTCTTTTGGCTTCAGCGTCACTCCTATTCTTTTCAGCAGCCTTCCTGTCATTTTCAACATCGACTCTCAACTTTTCTGCTGATGCTCGAGCAGTTTCGGCAGAAACTCTCTTCTGCTCTGCTAAAGAACGTGCAGACTCAGCAGCAACTCGCTTGTTCTCAACATCAGCTCTGCCCTGCTCAGCCTTGACTCTCGCAGCCTCTGAGGTGGCTCGCGTCTGCTCTGCAGTCTTGCGAGTTTCCTCATTCTGCTCTATAGCCTTCTTGCTTGCAAGAGTGTCCGTAGTAGCCTTCTTTGCTGCTTCGGTCGCTGTCTTGCTTGCTGCGACCGAAGCATCTACTTGCTGTTTCTTGGTCTCCAGCCCCTCGCGCGCCTTGTCGGCATTAGCTGCAGCTGTATTGGCGGTTGTCGCAGCTGTATTAGCTGCCGTGGTAGCCTTCTTGGCTTCCACCAGCTCCGCATCAAGATCTTTCGTGAATACCTTCATCGGTACGATGACCTGCTTGCGAGTGCCGTTGTTGTCATCGTAGAGGACTGGAACTGTATTGATATGCGCAAGATCATAGACCATCTCACACTCGAAGATGTTCTTCGAGTGAAGTTTCATCTGCTCTACAATATGCGGCCATAAGGCTATGCTGACCGAAGACCAATCTGAGTTTTTGATTGCATCTTCGATGCTGGTACCCACCTTCGCTTCGCTCATAAGCACCTCCTCTCTTATTCGGCATTCTTGATGCTGTCAAGCCACTCCGGGATTGATGCCAGAATTTGGGAAGTAACTTCCTTGCCTATAGCATCTTTATTAAGAGTGATGGTAAGGTTGCCGTTCTCTTCCGAGATGTTGCCGAGATATTCGCCTGTTTCGTTACGAGAAACATATCCTCTCGTAACAACATTGTCACCTGTTACATCCTGCTCGAAGTTAACATTCACATTCTCACCGAGCGCAATTGGCTCAAATTCGGTTTTCACCGTCTGTTTTGCTGTTTTCATATCAAAAAAAAAATAAAATTAATCTAACTACCCAAAGAATATTTAAATTAAGACCAGTTAAGGTCAGTTTCACCACTCCAGAATACGCCTGCGCCAATCTTTGTATCTGAAACCGTAGGATTAAGCAGTCTTGGCGGAATATACACACATGATAAGCTCTCACCGCCCCTCAGTTCATGCCATCCGCCAATATCGGCAAAATGTATGGTCTGCTTGTCGTTACCATTAACCACTCGCCACTCTTTTCCGCTGCCCATACCCGTGAACACATAGTATTCGTCCGAAGAGCAGTGCATCACTACCACATCGATAGGCATACCGCTGGCATCACCACTATTCCCATCTCCATACAGAGGAATCTTCAAATAGGTTTTACCAGATGCAGTTCCTGTTGATAGCGTCTTCGTGACATACGTTCCTTTTGTAAAATCCGTCTCCTTTGTATATATATTCATAGTTCTTCCATAGACGACAGCAATAGTTTTCTGTCTATGCCCGAACATACCTCTGCACCATACATCTGACGCATAGAAGCGATAACCACGATTCTTAGCACTATCATAACCTTGATGATACATATCGCCGGAGAACCACATTCTGCCATCCGAACCGAACTGGATACTACCAACAACGTTTCCTTTGTTGTCAACACAATCAAGAATCTTAAAGCTTCCGTGCACACCAGTAACCGTACCGCTGAAAGTACCATTCTGACACCACATATTTCCTGCTGTATCAAGCGTGAAATTAGAGGTGTTTATGGCGATTTGCCCGCCCGAGAAATTCATACAGTGACCTGTCAAGATGATGTTATCAGCAGACATCTGCGCGTGTGAAATCTTTGTTCCAGCTTCATCTCTGATGAATGTGCTGAGTTCTGCCCGCTTAACTGTTTTTCCATCATTATCATACGCTTCAGAAAAGAATCTAGCGAATTCCGTAGTCAATACTGCACCGGCAGATGATTTCAACTTGCCATACGCATCAAATCCTCCTGCTGCAACAGTCCAGGAACCACTCTTCTGCTGAACTGTGGTAATGGTAGAAGAGTATTCATTTCTGATACCGCCTCCAACTTTATCTGCATAACTGTTAGCAGATGCAAGATTGTTGCTGATATTCTTGTTGAGCGCATCTACGTTCGCCTTCAATTGCTCCTTCGTAGCAGCCTGACCAACGGTCTGAGTGATGGTATCAACATCCTGCTCAATCTTCGTAATTTTTCTCTTATTCGCATCCACCGCATTTACAGTACTAGTAATACGATTAGATAGCTGTGTTACGTCAGAAGATACAGTCGAATTTGTAGCGTAATCTTTCTCGCCTACCCAGTTTCTGATGCTGGTTGCAGTCTGATCGATAGCCGACTGATATTCACTTGTGATATTTCCGTGCTGATCCTTCAGCTTCTTGTCAACAGATGAGGTGATACTGTTGGATGTCTGAAGAATCTGTGATGATGTATCCTCACGATTCTTGGCATCCTTAGAATCTACATATTGCCTGATTTCGCCCTTTTCTGCATCAAGCTCGAAACCCACCTTGACAGCTTTCTTGTTGACGGTATCAATATTTTCGCCCAGCAGCTTGATATTGCTGGCCGTCTGCACTATCTGTGTGCTTACGGTCTTAGACAGCTCACTGAGCGGTTCGTCTGTTAGAGATACAATTGCGAGGTAGCAATCACCACTGTATTTGATGACGAAGTCACCGGTACCATTCCACACGCCCTCTATAGGTATAGTTTTCCACGCTCCAGAGTATGCGACATTGATATTCCTCTGCTGTAGGGTATTCTGCTTACCCCTCACGTCTTCGCAACCAGCGAAGCCAATAGTCAACTTGCCAGCGGTCTTGGCATAGATGCGAATGCTGATGTACAGCTTGTCCTGCACATCGGTGTACCCTGCCTCTGTTGGAGGCAGCTCTGCGCTGCTCTTCTCTCCGGCAACATACTCCTTGTGAGTTCCTGGTTGTCTAATAAGCGCATTCTTCTGCCTGATGCCGCAATTCTGCATGCGTAGAATCTGCCTGCCATCGACCTTTTCCAGCGAAACCTTGCGATTTCCGCTTGCGGTAGGATTGCCGTTGACCACGACTGGCAATCCGGAAGCATCAAACCAGAAAACAGATTCGTCTGTAGTGTCGATATCCCACCCTGCTATGATGGTATTCTCTGAATCCGTAATCTGCTCGAGGAATTGCCCATTTTCCAAATAATTCTGCCCATTGGTCAGCTCATAGCTGGTCTTTGAGAATCTCGAAGAGAACATGTTTTCGAGAACTTGGAACTTAGTATCGATGCTCTCTCCTGTACGGCTCAGGACGAAATCGCCCACGGCATAGAGGTTGTTCAGGTACTCTCCGAACCCCTTTAGTTGACCAAATATAGGGTGTCTGATGCCATTCAGATTACCCAATCTACCCTTCAGAGCTGAATCCGGATTTGTTTTCAAGCCGTGGAGAATATCTATATAAGGTGTATCGCTGCCTACGGTCATCACCTGAATGATGCCCTTGCGGTCTGTGTCAGACACGTTATCGACACGGACGAAGGTGTCACGCTTCTTGATTAGTTTCTCCGGTTTGGCTCCTGCCATGGAGCTTGTGAAGTTCTCGAATGTAACCCACGCCAGACGATCCTCTCCCTCACCTTCCGTGCCAACCTCTTTAACCAGGAGTTCGTAGTTCTTGGTGACATAATGGTCATTTTCCTCAGAGGGAAGGCCATTATACTGCTGCACCATTATATAATCACCCTTGCGGAAGGAATTGTACATGCGGCCTTCCCTGGTATCGAGATATACTCTGCCACTCTTAGCATCGTAGTGATCCACCTCCATCATGGCGGTGAAGATACGGTTGTCATTTTCTCCTAGCAGCTGAGAGATGATCATCTCGAAGATACGCATGGAACCTCTCACGATGAGGTTGTCAAGTTCCAGGTTATATTTGTTCTCGAGAACACCTGCCGCATTCTCTACCGGCTCGTTCTTCAGCCGCCAACCTTTGCCCGTGAGGAACCCTGCAACGAAGTCCGGAGAACTGAGGTCTCCTGCGAAGACGGAGTTGCCTCCAACAGACAGGCCATTAGCGTTGACATCGTGAGCATCAATATCATGAGATGTGATATCGCCATTCTCGTCGAACTTGTAGCCTGCACCTACCCTCAGACCTCTGAGGAAGGTGATAAGACCGGCAGCTTCATCATCCTTGACCTTCGACAGATATTTGCCCTCGATCTTCTTCAGAAGTTCCTCGATGGTCGTATGCATCTCGTCTGAGGCGAAATGCAGCAGCGAGAGAAAAGCGGTGCCTATGCGGTATGCCGTATTGGCCTGCAGGCGTCGCTCATCTCTGATACCCTCGAATTGGGTCTGAAGATCATTCTTATCATATTCTACTGCCATATTGTTTTTTTGTTTGCAAAGATATAACTTCGATGAAATCGATAAAAATACGCTCCCTAGAGGTTGCGTGCTGCTCCTATGCCCCTGAATATCTCGGTGAGGGCTGATGCCATCAGACCATTGTACCGGTCGCCGTAGAAGGTAGCCTCATGCTCGTTGAGCTTCATGACAGATGAGTAGTACTTCTGAGAGAACCAGTCACGTCTGCCTTTAGGTTCGCCACCGGCTACACGGCCACCCCAGGCAGGGCCCACCTTCTTCGGTTTATCGAGATTGTTGTCACGGCGGTATTCATCGCCCAGGAAGTTGAGGTCGCCGTTGTTGATGCGGTGGACTTTCTCGCCTCCCTGTGCCTCGGTCCACTTGTACCACTTATGTGCCGGACCTACTCCTGCAGCTACATAGATACCGTACTGCAGGAAGTTGTGCTCAATGGTGGTGACAGACCCCTGCTCCAGGTGCGCCTTGATGGAAGCATAGAGTCGGCCGGTATCGATGGTACGAAGCCGCTCCATGCGCTCTCGCCAGTAGTCGCCCATGGCATTAGCCCATCCTCGCTCATATCTGAGGAGGTCGTCTATTTCTGCGTCTGCCATAGGCTCTCGTCATACTGTATATCGATAGGTTCGTCTGATGTGACCATGAAGTAGAGTCCTGTGACGCCATTCATGGACCATCTGCCCAGTTCGCTCGAATAGACCTGCGTGAGGTCCAGGAACTCCATCTGTCCGTCGTATGCCTCACGGCTCTTGTCGTGTAGCATGCGACTGAGGAACTGTCGGAAGATATATCTGCAGATATTCATTTTCGCCTCTCGGTCTGCCATGTCATCGCGTCGGTACCCTGCCAGGATCCAGACGGTATAGACGTTGCGGTCGAAGAAGCCCTCTCCGATGGAATGGGTGTTGCTGTCAACGGTGTCTGACACCATAACGAAGTTTGATGCTTTACGGAACTGCTGCATGACTCCCTGGATGGAATCAGGTCCGGAGCACTCTGTTGCGATAAAATTATAATCCCTGCAGGTTCTGCACTCGGCAGCCAGCTGCTTGAAATATGCGATGGAATCGAAGATTTTCTCTGTCATATTCTGTAAATTTAACTGTTTTGCCTGTTGCGTTTCTTGAACTCCTCTGCCTCCCGAGCCTTATTGTCCAGTTCCGTGAGTGCAGCCCAGCAGTCGGTATTGTAGACAGCCTGCAGTTTGGTCACGTCACCATCGGTAAGTGCCCTAATCTGCGCCTGCATGGCTGGCAGGATGTCCTCACGCCGCAGTTCTCCACCCTCTTTGGCTGGTCTGAAGAAGTGAGGAAAGTTGGCGGCGAAATACTCCTTGACGCTCGAGAACCACATGAAGACTCCGAGGAGCTCATAAGGTTCGAAATTGGCGGTTTCATCGGCAGAACCATCTGCGGTTCTGTACATGAGGTGCGCCATCTTGCTGAGAAACTTGTCTTCCTGGTTAAGCATGAACAGCTGGTAGTTCTTCTCGATGTTGAGGTAATCGTAGAAGCTGACATCATGAAGCATGCTGTCAACTGCCGTTAGTAGAACGTCACTAGCTCTCTGCAGAGGCCGAAAATCGGTAAATTTGTCGATGAAATCGAAATTTTTGAGAAGCGATAGAATCTCGGCGCTGCTAATGTATAGGACTTTCCTCTTTGGCATTTCACCGGGAACGGAACAGAGCACGCTGCATTTCCACCCTGTACGGGTGTGCTTATGTACTTCAAGACCGCAGAATCTAACCAGGAGGTGGCATTTGGCGACAATCTTGTCCCTATTCGAAGATAAGATGTAGAGGACATAGCGCAACTGATCCTCTGAAAGTTCCGCCCACGATGACGGCGCCTTGAAATTGAACTCTTGTGTACCATCTTTATGCGTTGAAAACGAAGGCAGGTTTTGATTTTTCATTGTTGAACTCTTTGAAATGGTTAGCCTTATATGCCGATGAATTCGCATATAATGGGAATTTATCGAGATGTGCATCGAAGTATCTGAGCAGTCTCGCACGCTCGTTGGAATAGGCTGTCAGCAAACCCTCAGCCAGGAAGATCATGCATCTGCGCACCTTGAAGATGATTTCTACAGCGGTGTCATCCTTGTCCTTGGCTCCCCGCTCCATCTCTAGCAGTTCATCCATCTGCTTGTCAGATATGACCCTTCGCATCACCCCATCAGCTTCGTAGAGTGCTGACAGTTTATCCTTCCACTGCTTTGATGATAGCTCCTGCTTCACCTGGAAGGCATACTGCTCGATGCTGAAGACTAGAAGCGGTATGCTCATCTTCGCCTGCAGGCTCTCACCCCACCCTTCTGTTGCAGACAACCAGGTAATCATTTCGCCCTCTGCCTTCAAGCATGCGACCATACACTGCTCTATCAGCGCCTCTACTCTCGCAGATGATGCAGGAGAGACCTCGTTGTTGGCAACTACTCCGAAGCCTGTCGGAGTGAGTACCAGGTCGAGATGGCGAACGTTGCCGAGGAATGCAGTCAGGCACACTGCCTTGACAACTGCAGCCGATAGCCGTTCATTTGTCTCCAGCGCTTCCTCACCAACGTAGCCGAGGAAGCGCTTCTGAATATTGTTGTATGCCTCATAGAAATGAGGTCTCACAGACTCGAACACCTCAGAGTGCGAGCTTGTCGCTACGAGGATGCTCTGCTCGAAGTCATCCTTGCTGATTTGAATCTTCATTTTTGCCATTATTGTTTGAAACTATTGATGTCTGTTGGTCCTTATTTTTGTCTAGTGTCGTGAGTTCTATCATCGGCACGTCTACGGTCACTCCTCGGTCGGCATAGCCATTGTAGTGGGAGATGACGTGGTAAGGCTTGCACATGATGTCGTGGCAGGCCTTCTCGAGCGACTGCTTGAGTATGAAGAGTTCTCGCTTGTCTGAGCCGGAATTGTTCATCTGGCTCTTGCCCGGCGTGGCTCCGATGAGGTTGGGATGCACGCCATACGAGAAGCAGAGGGCATTGGATGCCTCGCTCATGTCGTCTGCCCAGTCGCCACCCTCCTTCTTGCTACCCTCGGAGAGGTTGATGATGCGCACCATGCGCTGCTCCTTGCCGTTTGGGTCGAAGTAGTAGCCCGTAATGAGTGCCTTGCCGGCATTCTCCGGTCCGCACACGAAGTTGATGATGTTGTCCTTCTCCTGCAGGATGCGCTCCTTGCGCTTATCCGGGTCGATGATGTCCTCGTTGTTGCAGAGCTCTTCCCAGTAGTCGCGGTGCACCTCTATCTGGATGCGAGGAGCGGACGTGTTCTTGATCATGTAGCGCTTGCCGATACCGATGAGACGGTAGATGTCGTACCAGGCATCGTCGAAAACGCTGGCATAGTATGGTATCGGATAGTACTGCAGTCCTGGTGTCGGGATGCGGGATATGATGGCAAACTTACAGTCCTTGCCCATCTCGGGTGCCTTGCCCATGATGCCTGTGTATGGGTCGGGAGCCTTGCCCATGCGCGCCATAAGGTCGCCCAGCGGGTCGTAGAAGTCGAGCAGCGGAATGACCTCGGTATGTACCGGCGACATGACGTTGCGGAAGTCGCCGAAGAAGACATGCTCTATGCGCCCCTTGTCATTTGGTACCTCCAGGCGGCAATAAGAAACGTCCTTGTGGCGGATATTGACTATCTTGGAGTGGTCACGGCTCAGGATGATGACCTCTACCGACCAGAAGAAGAACTTCATGTCGGTGGCCTGCTGCATAAAGACCTCATGAATGGAGTTCTTCAGGCAGAAGTCGCGGATCTCGCTGTCGGTGGTGTCCTGCTTTGTCTCTCGGTCCATGAAGCGTAAGCCCTGCCCGTAGCAGCACTGGACGTTGAACGCCATGGCTCGCTGCGCCACCATGTTGCGGCGCATCAACTGCTGCAGGATGTATGGCATGTCGTTGTCATCGCCATAGTTGATATACTCGAAGAGTTTGCCGTCTGAAGTCTCCAAGATGCCTGTAGTGGCATCGCCCACTTCACCGGAGCCCAGGAAACTGGTATCCTTCCCATACTGCTGCTCGATGGTGGTGGAGTCTGTAACCCTGCTCACGCCCTCTGCCACGAGAGCGTAGCGACTGTAGGAACCGCTGGCTCCCACTTGCTGAAGCTGATATTTTTTCTGTTTCATGTCATAAATATACTGGTAAGCCCAGGAACTGGTGAATGTAGATGTCCGGAACGGTGCGAACCTCGGCATTTGCCGGGTTGACGAGGCGGTGGAATCCGCCACGCCAGCTGCTGCCCCTGACCAGCCATCCTGTATAATCGACGGTCTCGCCGTCTGATGTCCACGCCTTCAGGTTAATGGTAGAGCGGTCTCGCTCTGCCTTTGCCAGGAGGCGCAGCACCTCTGTGAGGTGGTAAGCCGTGCGTCTCATCAGTTGAAGGTGTTTTCGAAGGTGTTGTCGAAGATACGGCCGGCTCGCTGCAGGTCAAGCACATTGTGCTGGCGCTGTGCGTAGGTGTAGCTGAAGGTGAAGCGTGGCACGCTGTCGCGCAGGTTGTCGCGCTTGGACTTGGAGTCAGAGAGGGTGACACGCTTGCCCACCTTGGCAACGCCGCCGATGAAGTTGACCAGATAGACCTCGTCTGAGCGGAAGAGGTCATCTGCCCAGTTGGCCATGTCGGTGCCCAGATAGCCCGTATCGGCGTTGAAGGTGCGCTGCTCGGTGATGCGGTAGTTTACCCTGATGCCGCCCATGTAGGCTGCATCGCGGGTGTACTGCGGGTCAACCTCGTGCTTGCCCGTGCAGTAGATGAGCTCCTGGCAACCGAACGAGTTCGTGAAGAGCAGAGTCGGTGCCACATCACGCTCCTCGCTGTCTATGATGAGGGTCATGGAGCGTGAGCCTGCCTCTACCACGTAGTAGAGAAGGTCGGTGCCCTCGGTCTCGAAACGAGACGGAGAAACGTCGATGGTGGTGTAGATGTCATTGCCGCCGACGGCTGGTGCGGTAAACGGTTTCGTAGTTTTGTCGGCGTAGTGTGCGGTGACTGTTGCCGAGTCCTTGCCCATGTAGTGAAGATACTCCAGTCGCCCCATGTAGGTGGTCTTGTGCCCCTCCAGCAGGGTGAGGAAGTGGGTATTGAGGAATGTGGAGCAGTCCACGCCCACGATGTCCACGGTGGAATAGTAAACCTTCAGGGTGGCTTTCTGCGTATCGGTGACTGTAGCCGAGTCGGTGTCTCCGGATTCCGGAACCTGCTCCTCGGCGATGGTGATGGTGGCTGTGACTGCCAGCCTCCGGCGTGCATAGGGACGGAAGATGTCGGCAAGGTCGCTCACTCTGACCTCTCCATCGGCAGGATAAAGATACTCATCGTAGATGGTATCATCACCTATCTTGATGGTGACGAGCAGGCGCGTCTTGGCCGTGAGAATATCGATGTCGGGGAGGTTCTCAAGGAAGAAGCTGCCCGACGGAAGTGATGTGATGGTCATATATTATCTTTTTTTGTGCAAAGATAATATGGAGGGGATCAAAATAAAAATACGGCTGACTACCCTCACGGGCGGCCAGCCGTATCAAAGCTTTTCAAAACTTTGTAAAATTTTTCGTGCTGCAAAGGTACGAAAAACTATTCATAATACATGGTAGTACTTGAAATTTATATGAGTTTTTAACTTAAACCAGGCTATCCGGCTTGACAACTCTCTCCCACATAGCCCATGCCACGGTGCCGTCTGGCTGCGTGGCTACCTGGTAGTCATGCGCCTGCAGGTACTGGTTGATGGCTTCTATACTGACACCGCCCATGTCATCAAGTTCCGTGGCGATGTCCTGGGTGGTCTTGAAACTCTTCTTGTAGTCGAGACCGGTGTCTGCATCCTTCATAGGGAGGTTGCAGCGGAAGTGGAAGTAAGCGTTGAGCAGATCCTGCTCAAACTGCTCGCTGTCGAAATAATCTGTATTTCTTGGCATAATATTCTTTTTTTAAAGGGTGAAACTTAAATACTGTCTCCAGGGTGCAGGCGGTACAATGCCGTCTCATAGAGGTCAACCCAGTAGCCCAGACGGGATGCCCAAAGGTCGTATTTGGTCTGAAGTCTGGTAACACGTATCTCCTCTCGCTCCAGTTCTCTGAGGTATCTGCCGACAATGCGGTGGCAGTCCTGATTAACACAGTATCTTGACTGAATCTTGGCGTACTCCACGAGCTTGTATAGCTCCTTACGCTTGATATCAAGCTCCCACCAGCGTCTTTCGAGCGCAGCGCGAATGCGACGGCGGCGGAAATATAGCAAGATAACGTCTATCTTGACTTTCTTCTTATTCTTTTTCATGCCTAATCGTTGTTTATGGTTTTCCACTTGGCCAGAGTCATATTGAGTGGCTTAGCCTCCTTAGCCCCATATCGAAGAGTAAAGTAGCGATGATCATGCCATCGGATAACAATCTGCTTATGTGGAGCATCCTCGATGAATGCAACAGAACCAATAGTCTTGTTGTTTCTCAGAAATTTGAGCTCCACCTTATGGGCGTTCATACTTTTGCCAATATTCATGAAGTACTTGCACTTGCTGATGTCCTTGGTTGTCAGCTTTGCTGTGCGTCTTCTGCGGTTTCTACTTTTCTTCATCATGCTACCTCCCCTCCGAAAAGATAACCACCAACGAACATGACAGCCACGAATGCAGCTATGCCTAGCATGGTGAGTACCACGTCGCCATAGCTCACGCTTTCCTCGCAAAGGCAAGAGAAGGTCTCGCTCTTGGTAGCCATGAGACGCTTAGCCTCACGCTTGATTGCACACTTGAGGGTATGGATGCCCTCGTTCACGTTGATGCCTGCAGGTCTCACCTGCGCATCACTTAATAAAATAGAATTCTGCATATTGCATCATCTGTTAAGCATTAACAGCCGATTGTATAAAAGGGTGGCGGCTGCATTCCCCGTTGCTTAACAGATGATGACTTATCCGGAAGGACTTATCAAATCTACGGTTCATGCAGCCGCCATGTATTGGGCATATCTATTTTCCCAGTTGGAAAAAATTATTTTCCCAGTTAGAAAAAAGATTTTCCTAGGCATAAAAAAAGCCTGCGGCTAAAAAGCCATAGGCGAAACGGTCGCCCTACCGGATTGTCTACAATCATCTGTTAAGCGTTGGCAAAAGTACGAAGAATATTTGGAACTGCCAAAAAAAAAGCGAGAAATTTTAGAAGAATCTGCAGGGAATATGTTTTAGAGCATAAAATCGGGGTGATTTGAGGAGGAGAAGGAATGAAAAGGAATGAAAAGGAATGATTTTCCGGAATCAATCGGAATCAATCGGAATCAATCGGAAAATGACCGGGAATGACCGGAAAAACGAGCGAATTACGAGCGAAAACGACCGAAAATGACCTTCGGCTCCTCCGCATCAGGGAATGGATTCCTCGGAAATTCCTCGATTTTCCCTGCATTTTCCTCGATTTTTCACGTATTTTCCTCGATTTTCCGTGAAAAATCCGTATATTTGCATCGTTTTTCATTTTTAATAGAATAATATATAAGGTATGGAAGAAAAAGATCTCTTGAAGCGAGTAGAGATACTCGAGAAGCAGCAGCGCTCCCTGTTGGATGCATTCAGCCCCATCTGGCACGACTATCATAAAAATGGCGGGTTGGGATATGCTGTAAAAAGCATACTAGGTATCCTGGTTCTTATCCTGGTATGCCTGTTTCTGCTGGTAGCCCTGCTACATGCCAAGAACATTTGCTAAGGCCTTGGCCAGCCATCCAGCAATGAAGCCTCCTGCACCATAGAGGAACTTTACAAGGGTAGAAACCTTGTTGGCCTTGTCGATGTATTGCCAGAATTTTCGGTTCCTTACATATTTCGCGTATCCGTTTTTGGCCTTCCGTCCTTCACTGGTAAGGCTATAGTATGCTTCTCCCATTTCGAGGATGAGTCCTTCTCTTATCAGTCTGTTCAATATCAGCAATGGTTCATTGTCATAATCAAACTTCTCATTGATAGTCCAATGAATATCATCTTTGCTCATTTCGTTTTTGGTGAACAGTCCCAATATGTAGTCTATAATCTTATTCTCATTCATATTCTTCTTGTTTTGAAAATGTCCCTCATTTGAGTATCCACTGCCGTCATCACTGGAGTGGCTCCACTCATCATCGTTTAGTTTAATAATTCTCATGTCAAAAACTGCTTAAATGAAGTCCCCGGCACGGAATCGTGTCGGGGACGGTGTGTGAATAGATAACCCTATGCTAACTGCAAAGCGCTAATGCGTTGTCCAATCTCCTGGACGGCACGATTGAAAATATCTTTCTGCTCGGAATTGAGCGTGTAAACATGACCACGAACCTCTGACCCATTGAGACGCTGAGAGAGCCATGCAGCGCTTTTACCGAAGTATTTCTGTGCGATGTATCGAAGTGGAAGCAATTTGTAATCTGCCTCTGCAAGCTGCTCACGCAAAGTGGCAACCTCCAGTTTCAAGTTTGCTACTCTATCTACAACCACCTCACTAATATATTTCTTATCCTCCTCCGTAGCATTTGCGCTGAGATAGCGATGAATCTCGTCTCTGCGCTCTTTGCTCTTGGCATCCTGCTTGCTAGCCAATGCCATGTACTCTGCCATTAATTCTTTAATATTCTCCATATTCTTATATTTATATTGTTCAAAGAACCTCCCCCGTAGGGGAGGACTTTTTTAGTTTTTTCTTTGCTTGTAAAGCTTAGAAAGGTCTGCGAGTCTCAAATCAATCTGTCTCTCATAATCGAAAACCAAGTCTTTCAGTTCAAGAAGAGCCTTGATTTCGTCTTCCTTTCTTTTAATTTCTTGCTCTAACTCTTTTTGTGTCATGCGCTTAAAATTTAATTGTTAAACATCTTGTTATCTAATCACGATGCAAAGGTACATAAAATTCCTTTAATAACCAAATAAAACATAAACTTTCTTTTATGTTTAACTCATTTTTAACATTTGGAGACGAAAAAGCCCCCGATGCGTCACGCACCAGGGGCTTAAAGAGTTCATTTTATTCTTTTATGAAAACACAGCCAATGTCAGAACACGGCTGCCTGTAAATCCTTAGTAATGCCAGCCATACATGCCGTGAGACGCTCGTAAGTCTTCTCTCCAGCTTTTTTGATGCCACGGCTATATTGTCGCATGAGCGATGGATTGATGCCCGCTCTTTTTGCGATGTCCGAGACGTTGAGGAAAGAGAAGTAATTGAAGAACGACTGAAGGTCGTACTTATATTCAAACTCCACCTCGGGGAACGCCTTGCCATTCTCCTCAGCATCCTGCCTTGCTTCCTCGCAGCATTCCATCAAGTCAGCTTTTGCAGCTGCCACAGAGTCACCCATGGCACTCAGACCAACATTTCCGATGCCCTGCTCTGTATAGCACCAAAACTTGCCATCAGATGCCTGCTCCACTATAATCTGTACCTTCATATTAATATATTATTTATATAGTTACCTTATAAAAAAGAGTCCATATCCCTCACAAAACACAAAAGGATTTAAGGGTGGAAGGTTGGGGCTAAGCCCCAACCAAGTCTCTCAAGATGTTATTGGCAAGTCCCGTAGGAACCTCACCACTATGTCTTGGCACGAACTGCGACTTACCCGTTTTAGGATTAGTCCACTTATCGTGATTTCCACCATGTCGAGACAGGACGCATCCCGCATCTCTCAGTCTCTTAATCAAATCTTTTGTTTTCATAAAATCAATGAACTCTTTGTCATTTCGACGATGCAAAGGTAACAAAAAAGTTATATATAACCAAATATTTAGGTAACATTTTTGTTATATTAACTAAGATTTAACATTTCACCCCCATCAAACACGGTTTTTACCTCTTTTTCTCATCATTCTTGAATGATGTCAAACAATGTTATTACCTCTTTTACCCCGGAATGCAATGTAGGGGTTCGCTCGAAAACGGCTCGTTTCTTGTGGCAATTTCATGGAAATTGGCATAAGTAGCCGTTTTCGAGCGGGCAATCAATGGCAATTGATTGCAAAATTTGGGCATTATGCACAAATTTTCCACGGTCATTTTTGCCAACTTGTTGAAAATCACGGATTTTTGAAAAGTTGATGCAAAAAAGGGCGTGCCTTGCTGTAAGCATAGCCCCCACCGCCCTACGCTCGGAGGCAATTGCCACGGCTGACTGGAGCGGTATATGTAAGGGATTTTTCTTGTGGCAATTGCCCTCCCCGACTGCTGCCCCGAATTGCCATCGCTCTCGCTATCTCTATCCCCTTCCTTCATCCGCGGTTATCAGCAAGTTTGCAAGCAAGTGAAAGGGCAACGTGTTCCCATCACGTTGCCCATGGTGCCTATAGTCTGCCCTTGTCGTGATAGCTGTAGAAGCTTCCGTCTGTGATGATGACGTGGTCCATGAAGAAGATGCGCATGATTTCGCATGCCTTCTTTATCTGCATGGTCAACTGGTCATCTGCTCGGCTCGGCATGGCGTTGTGGCTCGGGTGATTGTGGGCGAACGCCATGATAGTTGCCCCATGCTTCACTGCTGCCTGCATGATGATGCGAATATCTACCGATGTCTCCGTCAATCCTCCTTCGCTTATCTTCACGTGCTTGATAAGTCGGAAGTTTTGATTCATCAGCAGCAGGTGTGCCTGCTCGACCTTAAGGTCTGCCAACTGCGGCATAAGATAGTTGTAGATGGCTAGACTGCTTCCTAGGTCTGGCTTTGTCGGCATGCGCTCTAGTGCTCTGCGCTTGCCTAGCTCGATAGCTGCGAGTACTGCCAACGCCTTGCAGTCGCCTATTCCCTGCACCACCTGCATTTCGTCCATGGATAACTTTGAAAGGTTACTCAGACTTCCGTCTGCGATATTCATCAACTGCCTTGCCTGGCTTAGGCTCTCGGTGGTTCCGGCTCCTCGATTGATAATCATGGATAACAACTCAGTGTTACTGAGAGTATCAAATCCGTAATTAGCCGCCTTGAACTCCGGACGCTCGTCTGCTAGTATATCATTGTACTTCTTCATATTACGCTACTTTATTATAGTTATTATTTGTTTTGTTTATCTTAACCCCCTGTGGGAAACATCTCTTAGAACGTGCTACGGCTTCATAGAAGCCGTCTTCCATCTCCTGCAGCACGCCTCTGTTGCTTATCGGGTCGTGGTGAACAGTGCGAGCCAAAAAGATTTCTCTCTCCACATAAGCGCCTGCCGCCTCCAACTTGCTTCTGAAGTCCTCGATGGTCTTGCCGCTAGTCAGCAGGTCGTCGAAAAGAATGACCTGCTTGCCCTTGAAGTACTCGCCATCTACCGAAACATGATAAATATCCTCGTTAACAAAGTGGCTGCCTCCGTTGTGGGTTGGCTTGCGCTCGCCGAAGACGTGAACGTGCTCGTTTGCGGTCACGATGCCTGCTGCATTGAGGATGGCTGCGAGATAGCCGAATCGCTTGTTATATTTCCATTGGGTGCTGCATGGAGCAAAGACTACAACGAAGTCCTCTAAGATACTGCTATACTGCTTTGTAAGATAGCGAACTAGCCACTCAGCGCAGATTTGTACCGCCTCCTTGTCGCCTGCCTTGAAGTCGTAAACGAAGCGGTTGTTTGCCATCTGCTGTGCCTTGTCAACGCAAAGGTTGATGTAAGCATTCGGAACGTACTCAAAGAAATAATTCTGTCTCATATCGAAAAATTTTATAAAGTTTGAAATTGTATTCTGGTAATGTTTGGGAGTCCAGAGATTTTTCCCACTCCTGCTGTGGAGTATTTTTTTTAATTGCATTCCGTTCAAAGCCCGGTGTGCCCTTTCGATTTTTCCTATGCTTAAACAATGCGCTGGCAGAGGCAAACAGGTGTGGGGTTCTGTGTTAACAAAAGGTAAAGGTTTAGTGAAGCGTGAAGAACCTTTGGCTTTTGTTAACACAGGTTCATGCACAGGTTTGAATCGCCAGCAGCTAACTTTGCATAGGAAATTTCGGATGGGAACACATGACGGGCGGCGGAGAATGCAATAAAAAATGTACGGAACAGCATTAAACTCACCATCGGAGATACCGCTTTATCAACAGACAGAATAAAAAAAAGGCTGCCTACTCTCACGAGCCAGCAGCTTCAGAAAAACATAAATAAAAACTTAAAACTTATAAATTAAAAGAACGAAATAGCCTATCGAGGGTAATAGTTGCTCATGCCTCCCGTGTAGAGGACGGTCTGAGGGAACTTATCAACGCCTATACAGACAGTATCGAAGGCATCGGAGAAGTCGGTGCGGTTCTCCAGCCTGTCCTCGTCTGTCTCCACGAGTTTTTCGCCTCGCTTATCTTTGCCGTTGTTATAACAGCCGGCACTCTCGATGGAGATGATCAGATCCTCGTTGTTGTCCTGGTTGATGAGGACCATGTGGCGCGCATGACCCTTGAACATGCGGTCGATGAGCAACTGCTTCTCAAGATGGTTCATCGGCTTGCCGATGTAGACCTCCGTAACGAGCCATCCATTCCTTCGCAGCACCTTGGTGATAATCTGGTAGAATTTATCGTTGTGGGTTGCATAGGAGTTGCCCACGAAGGTGGCATCGTAGTAGAAGATGACTCGCTTGTTCTTGAGATACTTGTAATAATCGCAGAAGTCCTGAGCCAGCTCAGGCAACTTCTTGTCATACTTCACATAGAATGAGTTGACGATGCGCAGCTTGGTATCGGAACCCACCTGCCCGACAACGAGACAGTTGATGTTGTTGTTGGCATCGGAACCAATGATCAGCGGTAAACCGTCCTCCAGGTCGCCATCCATGCGGCAGTCCGGCTTGTCGTGCTTAGGGTCGAACTTATACTGCAGGTCATTGAGGTACCTGGTGTTCGGAGCCGTATAGAAGTTGCGATCCTCGTCAAGCCCTGAGTAGAAACCATCCTGTGCGATACCGACATGCTGGCACATGATGCTCGTGAGGAAGGTCATCTTTGGCAGGTCTCGCTTCATCTGTTTGATGAAGTCCTCGCCTAAGACAGCCAGGTTCTGGATGCTTGAGCATCTGGAGTAGACCAGGGCATAGGAACGGAGGGAGTGCAGCACCTTCTCATATTTCTGCACCTGCGACATATAATAGTCATATCGCTCTGGGTGAGCAGCCAGTTTGTTGCGGATGCTATGCAGATGCACTAGGACTGTCTCCATAGTTGCCACCAACTCCTTGTCTTCCTTCTTCTCCCAGCTCATGAACCAGGAACCTTTTTTTGTCGCCGAAGTATCTGAAGTAATGGTCAGACCATGGTGGAGACAGCAGTCACCGAATAACTGCTTGTTACCACGGTTTGCCGGAAGCGTCTCATTGTTTAGCTGCTCCCAGTCGATGAACTTGGCCTCGTCTATAAAGACATGGTCGAGAGAGAGGGAGTTGGAGGTTCCGCTGCGATCCTGAGAGATGATGTTGAGATAGGTACCGTTGTAGAAAGCAACCGTGTTCTCCCAGTTCATTGGCTGGAAGTGTGGTTCCTGCCAATGCAGCGCCTTCCATGGTTTCTTGCCCACTATGTAGTGGACATCGCGTTTGTAGCCCCACTCCTCGAGGTGGACCAGAGCTGAAGGAAGGATGTTGGTCTGGCATCGCTTGACCGATGGCGCCACCATGCCCAGGCATGAACCTGGCATGTGCTGCACGGCATAGAGGATGCGGCCAGCCTCGACCACACCCTTTCCGGTACCACGCCCCCACTCGCAGACCAGCGTCTTGGGCATGAGCTGCAGGACGCGCGACTGCACGTCGTTGAAGAATAACTCCTTAGGTCTTGCTGTCATCATCTGGCGGAAGTTCTTCGAAGTCAGCATCCTCGATGTCCGGCATCGAGTACCGCTTCTCCATTTTCTTGATTTTCGCACGAAGATTAGGGATCTTCTGCAAACCGATGACTGTCGGATCATCTGTCATGCGGAACTCCACAGGCACAATCTTGTCGAAGGCAAGTTCTGGCTCATCAGGAGTATCGGTGCGATTGTTCTTGATGCGGTTTTTCTGCATCACGGCAAGCGCCCGGAAGTCGCCGGCAGCCTTGGCAGCCTTGCGGTCCTCATCTATTTCCTGGTTGACTTTCCATCTCCAGAATTCCTTTGAGGCGGCGTTGAGGTTGCCGAGCATGACCTGGCAGAGATGGATATCATCGTATGCCTGGGTCTCGCTGACGCCGAACATGGCCTTGTCCTGATCAACCATCTCCCTGACGGTAAAGCGTGGATAGCGCAGCCAGAAGGCGTAGCAGCCACGCAGCCGCTCCACTCTCGCCTTGACGATGGCAGAGATGTGAAGTTCCTGAAGTTCATCCTCGTTGAGAGGCATGTACTTCATGTAGTCATCAATGTTGACTGGTAGACTCATATCTAACTGAGGTTAGCCATAATCTGCGAGAGTTGCGACATGATGGACTGGTAGGCTCCAGGAGAACCTACCTTGGCGAGTGCGATATTATTGATGCGCAGCTCGTTAGCGGTCTCTGCTAAACCTTTGAGGTAGCGGAGTCGATAGGGTGAGCGCGGATCTTGCAACTCCAGCTGCATGGCCATGGCCTCGTCGGGAGGCAGTTCCATCATGATGGGTACCTCATCGACCGGTGTCATGGTCTTTGCCAGGTCATAGACCGTCTGCAGATAGACCTCGCTCTCTTCCAGATAGGGAAATTGTTGTCGTATCATCCAGCAAATTATTTAACATGTTATTGAGATTGAGATATACATCTCTGTCTGTCGTGATGAACGTGCACTCAGCACGGTCACCATAGGTCTGGTTCTGAGATGTAATCACGGAGACTAACCACTCGTTGTTAGCAACGAGCATGACCTTGGAGTGGTTAAGCGTCAGTCTAACTTCATCAAAAGCCTCTGTCATCAAGCGACTTAGCTTTAAAGTTTTACTTGAAGCTTTAATGTCAGCCACTAATACTGAGGAGTTAACCAACCCCCTCTTGCGAAGGTTGATGACTCCACAGAGGAAGGCATCGGAGGTGGAGAAGGTGGTGACAGCAATGTGCGCTGCACCAGTCTGCTCCAAAATCCACCCCAATAGTCCAAGAGTGTGAAGACCTTGACCCAGGAAGACCTGTGAGCTACTCTGCTGGAGTGGCTTCAGGACTTGCTGTATCTGCTTCGCCCTCATCTGTAACCTCCTCTTCTGCACTCTCTGGCTGCTCCTCCGCTGGCTGCTTCTCGTCATCACCCGGCTTGGCATGGTCGTAGACGTCCATGGCCTGCTTGTATGCATAGTACTCCTGCTTGAGTGTAAGGAGCAAACGTTTGAAGTCTTCGTCAGCAGCATGCAAGCCCTCGTATCTGTCACATGACATGTCGTAAGCCTTGCAAGCCTCAAAGTGTTCCTTGATTTTCTTCCACAGAGCGCAGTTGTTATCCCAGATAGCCTGGATGTTGTCAGGCAACTGGTCATGATCTGCTCTTTTGCCCTTGGCAACGATGGCTGAAGGCACGATGGAATCGATGTTTTCTGACTCCACGACCGGAAGATGAGGTGCTAGCTGCTTTGCAATCTTGTCTGCTTCTGAGGTCTTGTCAACCGCAGTCTGAAGAACTGGCGTGACTGCCTTGTCATAGTTGCGGACATCATCGATGGTCATGCCTTCGATGCGATAGTTGAGATGTTTCTGCAGCTCATATTTGAGCAACTCGAGTTTGCCCTGAGGGTCGAAGTTGATGAGTTGATAGAGGTGGCGGTTGTTATTCATCTGCAGAAGGAGCAGCGCTCCCTCCCTGATGTTGGCATCGGTATGCTCGCTGTCAAACCACTTCTTCAACTTTTCAGTGAATTTCGGATCATTCATAATTATGAAAATTAAAAATGGCGAGGCGAGCTCATGTAAGCATCGCCCCGCCACTGATAGTAGTTATGTAGGAAAATCGAATCCCATTGTTAATGGCCGTCTGTACTAGCAGCGACCTCCACCGGCTTGCAATCCTTACCAGAGATGGTACCTTCAGCAGTTGTGAGGGTACCGAAGTAGAATGGAGGCATGGTCTCGCAGTTGACAGAAATTTCAAGTGTGGTGTTGGTCTCGTCAGAGATACCTGCTCCAGAAGACTGAGAAGGTGTCACGTCGACCTCGAAGGTCTCGTCACCGAACTGGCGAAGCTTTCCGTTGCGCTCAGGAATCATAAAGATACCGTCTTCGTTGAGAAGCAGAGAAGCGAGTGCAGACGCTTCCTCCTCTGTACCAGGGAGGACAGCTGTTGCCTTGAGGTTCATGGTCTTACAGCCATGTTCACCCTGCGCCTCTGGCGAGAAGGAACTCTTGTCTGTGATGAAGGCAATCTTAATCCAGACCTTGTCTGCCTGAATGGTGTGGCTATCTTTGATGACGAGATAGTCCTTGAGTGATGTTGCAGTTTCCTTCTGCGGCTCTGCGAACTTGGTGATGTAACGCCGTGGAATAAAGAAGCCGTAGGCTCTGGTACCAGGCATTCTCTTCTCACCAGGACACTTCAACACATCCTCATAAAGGTCTGTGGTTGAAGCACATGTTTTCTTTGTTGCCATATATCAATATATAATATAATGTATAACCATGGACAGCTATCCCTTACTCAGAAGGGATAGTGTCGTAACCGAAGAGGATGCGTTCCTTGGAGATCGACTCGAACTGAGTACCGAAGTACATTGTTGCCACGAAGTCAACCAGGAAGTGAGAGTCAAGAGATTTCTCTACGCCAAAGTTCGCCTTGTCACCCTCGGCGGCCAAACCGATGAGCATGTTGCTGCCAGGAGTGATGATCTTGTAGCCCGCAGGAACGTTGTCAAGACCCACAAGGGTGCAGTTGCTGGCACCATCCAACTTGTTGTGGTTGAACTCATTGTTCCAATTTACCGTGCCGTACTTGTCTCGATAACAGCGGCGGTAGAGCGTGAGTTCATGGCTGTTCATGAACATGTATGTATTGATGCCCTGCAATTTTTCATCGGCAGCATCATAGAATGCTTCGATAGCATCGACAGCGTTGACACCAGTCATCGCGGTTGTATTGAAGAGGTTGCCCTTCTCAACAGAAATCGCCTTGGCCTTGATGTCCGCATCGCTGATGGTCTTGAAACCATCAGCGAGGTCTGCGGTACCAGAGCCAGCTGGGTTTCGCTTCATGGTGAAGAGGTACTTGAAGAGTGCCTCACCTATCTTGCCTGCCAGGAACATTCCAATCAGTTTGGTGATTGGCTGGTTTTTGAGCGCATCGCCCTGGAATACGTTGGAGCCATAGATAGACTCACGAACCTTATTTGGTTCAAAAGGCTTGACGCATGAACCAAGGAATGTCTCCAGGGTACGGCCTGTGATGGTAACGCCATTCTCATCTTTGCGAGTAAGAGAGTATGGCCCGAGCTCCATGTCGCCTGCGAGCTCTCCGACAGTCTCCTTGCCACGAACGCCCACGCGTCGGCTCATGAATTTTGCAGCCTCGTCTAGAGCGCGTACCGGCATCTTAATGATGTCCTTGCGGTACTTCGCGAAGCTGGTCTTCAGTTCATCAGGAGTAATCTCAATTGTATTGTCTAAAGCTGCCAT